CGTACGGATCTGGAAGATGACCAGTATGGTGTGTATGCACCGATGATGGAAGCCATGGGAGCGTCAGCCGCACAGCATCCGGATAAGCTGTTATTTTCGGCTATGGCTGCAGGTTTCAAAGAACTTTGTTATGATGGCAAGCCGTTCTTTTCAGAACAGCATAAAAATGGCGGATATTCCTATTCAAACAAAGGAACTGAAAAATTAAGTGCAGAAAGCTATCAGGCAGCACGTTCGCAGATGATGAGCATCCTGTCTGACAATGGCACACCACTTGGGATCGTTCCGGATCTTCTTGTAGTTCCTCCGGCACTGGAACATACGGCAAGGCTTATTCTGAAAGCAGACCAGATCAATGGAACGACCAATGTAATGAAAGATACAGCAGAGATCCTTGTATGCCCGGAACTTGCACAGGATTCAAAAGCCTGGTATCTGTTCGCTACCAATCTGTTCCTGAAACCATTTGTATATCAGGAACGCAAAAAATATCAGTTTACGTCACTGGTAAGACCGGAAGATCCGAATGTATTTCTGAAAGGTGAATTTCTGTATGGGGCAGATGGTCGGAGCAATGTAGGATATGGATTCCCGCAGATGGCATTTGGATCTACCGGACAGTCGGAAGGCTGATAGGAGAGCATTATGGCATATTGTACCGTTGAAGAAGTCTTTGCAATGTTTAAGGAAGATGCCCTGAATACGCTTGCCGGAACGGATTATATTGAAGATCCGGAAGAACGGAGAAAGGTATTGACGCCGTATGTTGTTTCTGCAATCGAAGATGCGGATGCAGAAATCAATGGCTATCTGAATAAGAGGTATGAGGTTCCGTTCCGGACAGTGCCCAAAGTCATATGTAAATACAGCAAAGATATCGCAGTATACAATCTGGCATCGAGAAGCGGTATTGATGAGGGGGAAAGAGAAAAAACGATCCTGAACAGATATAATGCTGCTATCCGGTTCCTAGAGAATGTTGCCAAAGGTATTGTTGAGATCGGAGAAGGGGCAAAAGGGGAAAATCCTGCGGATAAGCAGGCCGGTTTTGCCGTGAGATCCCAGGAGCGTATCTTTACCCGGTCAAGCATGAAAGGGTGGTAATGTGTCTGCAATAAAGCTGGAAGTTAATGGCGATACAGAAAAGCTGATGAAGCAGTTGAAAAAACTGCAGCATATAGATAAAAAAGGGATCAGTACGGCCATGGCGGAAGCATTGCGGGAATCAACCGTGAGCCGTTTCGAAGCAGAACAGACACCGGATGGAGGACAGTGGAAGAAATCCATCCGGGCTTCCTCCGGTGGAAAAACACTTACACAGACAGCAAGATTGAAAAATTCCATCCATGCAAAAGCGGAAGAGGAAGGGTTTGCAGTCGGAACCAATACCATTTACGCTGCAACGCATCAGTTTGGAGCAAAGCGTACGATCCGTGCTAAGAGTGGGGGAATGCTTAAGTTCAAAGTGAATGGGGTCTGGAGGCAGGCAAAAGAAGTTACGATCAATGTTCCTGCAAGGCCGTTCCTTGGCATGAGTGACCAGGATCAGCAGGAGATACAAGGCATATTGGAGGATGCGATGGCAGAATGATACAGGAAAGGGATTATCTGGCGGCAAAGCTGAAAGAAGCAGGGGTTAAGTCTGCTATCTATACGAGCATGAAGAAGCTTCGGATGACAAGTGAAACCCATCTGGGTGCAGTCCTGCATAATGGAGATACGTTTGAACGGAGGAATTCAAGAAAACGTTATGAGGATGGGACTGGGAAGAAAATGGTACGTGTTACCAGAATCTTTCGGACAAGCAGTTTTAACGTAGTCATTTCGGATGCAGAGGCAGCCAGATGCGAAGAAATATTTAAAAAATTTCTGCTCTGTATAGGCGATGGAGTCTATGTGGATGGAAACTGGGTTGACTTGGAGATTGGGCAAGCAGAGTGGATTGAAAAGGATGACAGTGTCCTGAAAGCAAATATAGCGGTTCAGGTGGAGATCCTGTTTAAACATCAAAGACTGTATGAGGATGTACCGGTTAAGCAGGTGCATTTGAAAGATATCACATGATGGAGGAGACAGATGGAAAATAAAAAACAGACATTTTGTATTGAGTCGCTGAAGGAGAAACATAAAGTAAGCGAAGCAGTATTTGAAGGAACGAAAGCAGCAGAAGGATGGAAGAAAGGACGTTGTGTTACAGAAGCAGTATTTTTGCAGTCTGTAAAAAGATTTGAAATGTCGGCTGTTTCAGGAAGAGAGGGGGCAAAAGGGTGATGCTTGGTGATGTATATGTAAATGTTCAGGATGGAAATCTGAAAAGGACCACTGTGACAGGGACAGGCGTACAGGTCAAGATCGGGGTTTCGGAAAAAATAGCTGATGAGCCGATCGAGATTACGAACAGCATGACTGCGGGAAAGATCAAAGAAATGCTGGGATATAGTCCACTGGCAGATGCGTGCATGGACAGCATTGAGAATGGAGCAGGAAAGGTGTATTGTGTGCCAGTAAATGCAGAGACGGCAGGGACGATCTCAGAAGTACAGCATACAGGTTCCGGTTCAGGAACGATTGCAGTTACGGGAAAACCGCATAATGCATATACAGTCCTTATCTCTATCATCGAGACGGGAACGACCAATGCTGGCGGCATGAAGTACTCTATTGATGGTGGGATCACGTATTCAGGTGAAATGACAATCCCGGAAGGGAAAACAGTTATCCCGGAAACCGGCATGGAAATTTCAATGACTGGAGATTTTACAGAGGGAGATATCTATCAGGTTACCACTACCGCACCGAAAATGAATCATAAAGAACTTTTAAATGCAGTGGAAAACCTTAAAAATTTCACGAAAGTATTTGAGATGATCCATGTGGTCGGTGCTACAGAAAAAGCAACCTGGGCTGCTCTGGCAGCGTTAGCCGAAAAATTCATGGAAGAATATAAAAAGCCGGTTATCTTTATCTGTGAAAGCAGCGAGCCATCTTCAGAAGAAACGGCAGAGCAGTATGCGGAGAAGCTGATCCATGACAGAAAAGGCATCAACAGTATCTATGTTCAGGTAGTAGCCGCATGGGGATATTATAAAAAAATGGATAACCGGGAAGTTTTGGATAACCTGGCAGGTGTGATCACAGGGTTATATGGTGCCGCAAAAGAAAGCCAGTCGATTGGAGAGGTAGCATCTTTCCCAATCGCAAAAGATAAGTTGATTTCGTTGGTTCCGTCGGGGATCAGTGAATGTATTCCGGATCTGGATGAGGCAGGATATTGCACGGTCAGACAGTATAACGGACTGGAAGATTATTATGTGACGAATGCAAAGATGTTCAGTGCAGAAAACAGTGATTTCCGTTATGCCGAAGAGACAAGGGTTCTGAACCGCCTGGTAAGGGAAATCCGAAAAGCAGCACTGGAAAAACTGCATGTGGAGGTTGATGTGTCAAACATCGAAGCAAGTTTTGCGAGAATTCAGGAAGAACTGAACGTTCCGATTGATAATGCAGTGGCAGATGGGATCATCAGTTCGGGAAGAGTTACCGTGGATGTGAATGAAAATATCCTTGTGGATGAAGAAATGAATGCAGAACTTGTGTATGTACCAAAAGGTCATATCCGAACAATCCATGTAGATGTGGCTGTAGATAATCCATATAATGCGTAGAAAAACAGGAGGAAAAATAGATGGCGATCATTAACGGAAGATGCTATGACTGGAACAGCGTTACGCTTGGGATTTCAGGATGCGAAAATGTAGAGCCTACCGAAATATCCTATGATGCAGAGCGGGATGAAGAGGTGATTTATGGCAAAGGCGGTGATCCACGCGGCTATGGAACCGGAAATAGAAAGAACAGCGTCAAAATGTCTATGTTAAGAGAAGATTTTGATGAGATCTGCAACGTGATGCAGAAAAAGGGAGTCAAATCGTTCTTTAACCATATATTTGAAAAGATTACGGTTTCGTATGGAAACGATGGACAGAAGGTGGTCACCGATACGCTGACGAACGTGAAATTCAGTAAGTTTTCCGGAAAAGCATCACAGGGAGATAAAAGCATCAAGGTCGATCTGGAAGGGTTTGCCTTTGGCGGTGTTAACATTAACGGAATGAAAATGTAATCAAAATAAATGTCAAAAACAGGAGGAACAATCATGACAGAAATCGTATTAGGATCAAAAGCAGATGAAAAAGAAAACGGTCTTGACAGACTGAGAGAGAAATACAAAGGGGAAGGTTCTACTATCTACGAGGTAACATCGGTGATCACGGAGGATGATGATTCGGAAAGAGCGGTTACCTATCTGTTCAAGAAGCCAACGACAGCAAGCTATGATCGGTATGTGAAAACAGCAGCGGCATCATCCAGTAGAGCACTCAAAACATTTATCCAGGATAATATCATCGAGGAACAGGAAGATGATCTGAGAGATATTCTGGAAGAATATCCAGCCTTTTCAATTGGAGTGGGGGAAAAGCTTTTGAATATGCTGGGACTTAGTAAGTCTACCACTGTAAAAAAGTTATAAACGAATACCAGGAAAAACTGGAAGAGAGTCTGATCGACTCAGGAAGTATGCTGATAAGAATGTATCTTCCTGAGTCGATAGCAGATAAGAACATAGAAGAAATGGATATGGATGAGTTTTTGAGATTGGTTGCAATGGCAGATTATGCACGCAGGATGAGGATTGCTGATCTGGAAACAGGACTGCAGAATGCACTGGGAAAGATTCTGTCAGATTAAAAGGGGGGTAGCTTATGGGGATGGAATCCGTATTTCGCCTGTCTGTTGTGATGGGGATCGTTGACAAGCTGACACCAAAGCTGCCAGGAGTAGAAAATGGCGTATCAGGGGCATTGCAAAATATTAACAATGGATTTGGAGCAATGCAGAAAGCCGGAGCAGCCATGACAGGGGTTGGAACAGCAATCCTGGGAGCTACGGCAAAACTGGTAACATCAACGTTTGATACCCAGGATGCACTCGGAGAGCTTGCATCATTGGGGGTTGATGATCTGGCGGCGGTGGAAAAGGCAGCAAAGAGTTTTTCGGATCAGTGGGCCGGTACCAGCAAAGCAGATTTCATAACGGCATCTTATGACATCAAATCAGGAATCGCATCTTTATCAGATGAAGGTGTTGCCAAGTTTACAGAATTGGCAGCATTGACTGGAAAAGCAACGAAATCGACCACAGAAGAGATGGGATCGCTGTTTGCAACAGGGTACGGTATTTATAAAAACTATTATGACCAGATGTCGGACATAGAATTTGGCGAGATGTTTTCGGCAGGCATTTCAACGGCGGTTCGAATGTACAAAACATCCGGATCACAGATGGCGGCAGGTATATCCATGCTTGGTGCTACAGCTACCAATGCAAATGTGTCGATGGAGGAACAGCTGGCGATACTTGGACAGCTACAGACAACCATGTCCGGATCGGAGGCAGCCACAAAATATAAGGCGTTTCTGAACCAAGCAGCATCTGCAGGGGAAAAATTAGGACTGTCTTTTACAGATGCAAATAACCAGCTTTTGTCTACACCTGAAATCCTGAATGCATTGAAAACAAAATATGGTGATACGATTGATGCGGTAGAAAAACAGCAGTTGAAAGAAGCATTTGGTACCGATGAAGCGGTTGCTATGATAGATCTGCTATACAACAACGTGGATACATTGAATACTGGGATTCAGGATTTAAGTGACAGCATGCAGCAGGGAACAGCCGTCACAAAAGATATGGCTGAGGCAATCAATAATACACCAGCTCAGAAATTCGAGGTATTAAAACAGCAGATACATAATAATGCAGAAGCATTGGGAAGCTCACTGCTTCCGACAGTTAATAATACACTGGATAAAATAAATGACATTATCGGAAAAGGTGCAGAATGGATCTCAAATAACCAGGAAACCGTAGACAGCATCATGCAGATTGTGGTTAAGGTTGGAGGATTCTTAGTTGTAGCAGGAACGCTTCTTACAATCATGGGAACTGTAGGGAAAGTTATGACAAGCGGTGCGGCGGCGATAGGAACAATCCGAAAGGCGTTTTCGCTGTTAAGTACATCTTTTATGGCAAGTCCGGTAACGCTTGTTATTATTGCTATCGTAGCATTGATTGCAGTATTTCGGCGGTTGTACAGCAGCTCTGAGACATTTCGGAATATCTGGGATAACATCAGTGCGTATCTGCCGCAAGTGGTTCAGATGGGACTGCAGGTGATCTTGAATCTGGTACAGTCGCTGGTAAATGCTTTGCCGAACATTATAAGCACAGGAACACAGATCTTATTAAGCCTGATACAGGGGATTTCAGCAGCTTTGCCTGGGATACTGACATATGGAACGCAGATCATCATTATGCTGTTACAGGGCATTTTACAAAATCTTCCTCAGATTCTGATGAGTGGTATTCAGCTTATTTTTGCATTGGCAAATGGACTGGTAAATGCAATACCTACGCTCATGACTTGTGTGGTTAATATTTTGAGAACGATTGTTGATACGATATTGAATACGGATTGGATCCAGGTTGGAAAAGATATCATAACAGCCATTATAAATGGAATTACCGGACTGGTCAGCAACCTTGGACATGCGATTCTGGATGGTATTAAATCAATCGTCAGTGGAAAAGAACCAGAGATAGCAGGAGCAGAAATAGCAACAAAGGTATCTGATGGACTGCAAAGCGGCAGTGCAAATGTACAGCAGACAGCTGGAAATATCATGAACGGTGCTTTGTCACAGTTTAACAATATGGACATGTCATCAGCGAAAAACACGGGTATGCAGCTTATCAATAATTTTGGCACTGGATTGCAGAGCGGAAATACAGATATCCAGTCACTTGGTGCAGGATTGGGAACATCACTCAGCAACGGTATTGCGGCAGGTTCCAGCAGCACAGAACAGACGGCATTACAGACATCGCAAACGTGGTCAGATGCCGGAAACCGGATGGAGACTACCTGGCAGGGCATGAGTGATAAATTTAAAAACAGTTTCCAGTCTATAAAAAGTACAGCATCCAGTTATACAGCATCTACCGTGTCAACGATACAGAACGGCTTTGCAAATATGCAGATCAGTATTCCGCGTCCTAAAATCCCAAAAATCAGTGTGGCATATAACACGGTTGGAAGTGGAAGTGCTACAGCAAAAGTTCCAAGCTATTCGGTCAGCTACTATGCAAAAGGTGGAATTATGGCCGGAGCCACGGCATTTGGAATTGAACCTAGGACAGGAAGGACTATGGTCGGTGGTGAAGCAGGGCCGGAGGCAATTCTCCCATTGGATGTATTCTGGACAAAGTTAAAAGCCTTTACACAGGAAGATCGCGAAAAAGGTGATGACTGGAAAGTATTAAAAAAAGAGTCATCGTCTATGTGGAACACAACTATTCAAAAGAACACTTCCAGGCAGGAACGAAAATCTGTTAAGAGCAAATCAATCCATATAGGAAAATTGGAGATCCAGGTAGATATTGATAAGATACGAGATTTGGATTCTTTATATAAATTGATATCAGAAATTAAGGATTTATCCGAAGGTGATGATACTGATCCAGAGCCAGAGATCGCATAAAAGGAGACAGGTATGTTATTTAGCGTTGATAAGATTATGAAGCTGGGTGGAAAACGGCTGCATGGTCAGGTGACGAGCATTGAGATAGATGAAGAAGCTTCGATTGATGATATCAAGAAAAAGAACCAGGCAACAAAAAAAAATCAGCCGACAGGTTATGAAGGAGCTACTATCCGGATCGAGATCATGCTTGAAAAGAGAAAAAATACGGCAGTGTCAGAGATGATTACAACACTGCAACGTTTGTTCCGGCCATATAAACAGAAAAAGGCAAAGCTGTTGAAAATTGAAAATGCAGACTGTAACCGCAGAGGCATCAAGAAAGTTTATTTTAAAAAGCTTACGACAACCAATGAAATATCACAATCTTATCAAACGGCAACACTGGAGCTTCTGGCTCCGGTGTTTGCCGGAATAAAAGTAAAGAAGAAAGTATCCACGAAAAAGAGTAATAGTAATAAAAAAGGAAAAAACAAATCGAAGAAAAGCAGCAGTAAGTCTCCGGCAAAAGATACCAAGGACAGTAAAAGTGGAAAGAAGAAAGCAAAAAAACTGACAACGAAATAGGGTGGGATTTATGGCATATAAAAATCTGATTTCCCCGGAGTTCCGGTTGGATTTAGGAAAATACATTTTAGAAGATGGCATTATGGTTGAGTATGTAAGCAGTGCTGATGCTCATGCAGACTGGGCAAGGATCAATCTGGATGAGGAACTGATCGGGAGTGTAATGATCTGTTCTGGCGATGAGTATTCTGTTGATCTTGGATATGAAGACGAATATGCTAATCTGTTGACCGGTACGATTGAAAAAGATCAGACACCGGACTGGAAGGAGATCATTGTCAAAGATGATTACTGGAAACTGGAGGCATGCTATGTATGTGCTACATTTGTAAAATGCACGCCGCAGGATATCGTAAGATATCTTCTTACACAAGCCGGAATTACGAACTATGAATTGTCAGTAGAAAATTATAGAGACACAGACCGGTTTGTGGTGGAAAACAAAAAGGCCAGTGAGGTGTTAAAAATGCTGAATACATTTTATGGGATTTCCGTAGATTATTATTTCCGAAATGGGATATTTTATTGGGGATGCAGGCCGGAACAGAAAGACATCTATGTTCTGGATGAGGAGAACAATATCCTTGATATGGAGATGTATGGAAGTATGTGGTGTGCAGATACCGTTGGGATTCCATGGATTCATCATTCGGATATCATAGAAGTAGAACATACATTGTATACAGGATATGCACAGGCAAAGAAAATAGTGATCAAGCGTGATGAAAAAGGATTTATCAGGCAGAGCATTTATTTTGTGCCAGTGGAGGAAGAGGGAATATAGTATGGATATGTTGAAAAATGCAGTCGTGAAAATAGTACAGGATCTGCTGATAAAACAATATCCACATACGCAACAGCCACCGAGTATGTATGCGATGGTTACAGAGGTGAATCCGAAGAAAAACTATAAAGAAGTTGCAATCAGAATACTTGACAGTGACCTGAGCAGGGATAAGAATTATCCGGAAATACCAGGAATCAGAACAGAATTGGATATAAAAGAAAAGGATATTGTTGTGGTATTGATGTTGTATGGTCAATGCCTGCCGCACATAGTAGGGAGGTATGCAGATGGAACTGGTAGGGCTTGATTATGCGGATATCCGGATCGATGCGGATGGTCAGCCGATAGCATCAGACAATGGGGATTTTTCAGTTGTACAGGATACAGAATGCTGGCTGCAGGATATCCGAAACGAAATGGTTACAGCAGAAGGTGAACTGTTTTACGAAGATCAGGATGACACGGAGTCATACGGTTATTCTCTTGTAGATTTTATACACAGGCAGTTTGATGACGATGATGATGAGATGGCTGAAATCAGGGAGCGGTTCCAAGATAAAATTGGAAAAAGGGAAGATATTGATGATGGCAGCATAACGATAAATGTGGAAGAGACGGAAGAAAAATGTAATATAACAGTTCAATTCAGTAAGATGGATGAACTGCAAAACTATGAGATGGACATAGATTTGAACGAAGTAGAGGTGGTGACAGATAATGGATGAGAAGCTTCTGGATAAAATCATTCCTTTGTCTGATGAAGAGACAGAAATGGAAGAAATAAGGGATGAACTGGAGGAAGAGGGATTTGTGATCACAAACTTTTCCAAAGGCGGTATTTTTTACACTTTGATCAGATTATTTGTCAAAATCTATCTTGAACTTATTGAGTTGGCACGGAATATGATCGAATCAAGTCTTGTGTCATATGCTGCTGGGGATTGGCTGGATATAAAAGCGGCCGATTACGGTAAGTCACGCAAGGAAGCTACCAAAACAAAAGGTTATATTACGATATACCGTAATATAACAGATGAAAGTCTTTCAATCAGCCATGGCCATATGTTTCAGGCTACAGATGGAAAACGCTATTATGCAGCTGAAGATGTGCTGATACCAGCCGGACAGGAAATAGGAAAAGTCCTTGTTGAAGCGGCAAGAACCGGAAGTATATACAATCTGAAAAGCGGGATGATAACAAACAGTATGATTTATCTTCCGGGAGTTGAAAAAATAATCAATGAAGAAGGATGGATTTTCGAAGAAGGAACGGATGAAGAAACAGACGAAAAATTAAGGGAACGATGCTTAAACAGTTATGCTGAACTGGCAGAAAGGACAGTAGAGCAGAAGCTGAAGAATGTTGCGGAATCAGTCAATGGTGTGATAGCAGCGGAAGTAGTAGCAGACCATCCGAGAGGTCAGGGAACCGTAGATATTTACATTACTGGATCAGCAGGATCAGCAACACCGGAACTGATTGAAAAAGTTACTGCAGCAATAGAGTATCTGAAAGGAAACTATGAAGATTATCTTGTCAAATCGGCAGAAGTATCGCCGCAGGATTTTGATATTGTCATATATCTGGCTGCAAATGCCAGCACGGAAGGTGTAGAAGATCAGGCCAGGGAAATCTTACAAAACCTGTTCAGTATGAACCGATCAGAGCTGAACCGTCTCTACAAAGATACTCTTGTGAAAGCGTTTGTGGATAACATACAAAATTACAGGACGGCAGATATCAGGACACCGGAAAGTAACGTGATACTGGAAAAGAACAAAGTGATCACACTTGGAACAGTCAATATTCAGGTGAAGACTATTTGAGGAGATTGTAAATGGATAAGTTTGCAGACTATATGTGGTACTTACTGCATGCCCCATTCAAGAAAATAGCAAAGACAGTAAATCAATGGTATATACTTTTGAAAGTGTTGGGAAAACGCTTTGACCGGGCAAAAGATGCGGTATTACAAGCGAGAGAGGAATCCATGATTGCCACCTGCGGAGAACATATGTTGATGCAGATCGGAAGAGAAAGAGGACTTGGTCGATACGAAAACGAAGATATTGAGAATTACAGAAGACGAATCGCACTGTATCCGGAAGTTTGCAGGCTTGGCGGAACAAATGAAGGGATTATATTGGCGGTAAAGTCGCTGGGATATACAGATGTTGATATCGTACCGGCAAGAGTCATGGAAAACAGTACAGAGCATTGGGCAGAGTTTTATGTTTTGATCACGATGGGCAGTGAACCACATCCAATCGGATTTAATGTTTTGGCTAATGAAGTAAGGAAGAAAAAAGAAGTAGGTGCAAAAGATAACTACAAATTTGTAACTCAAAATCCATCAGACATTATTGTTGGAACGAGCATGATAATGGTTACACATATTCAGATGGTGCAGGAGGAATCTATATGAGCATAAAGATCACAGAAGAAGGAAAGACATTGTTGGAAGATGCCATTTTACAGGACAAGAAAGTTGTGTTTTCACAGATTGAACTGATTGCAGATGTAGAAAAATCACCAACGGAGATGGTGAAACGTGTGGATGTTTCAAAAGTGTCTGCATCAGATTATAATACGATAACAGTACAAGCTCAGATTGACAACGATGGCTTTTTGGATACCTATTATTTTAATAGAGCCAATGTATATGCTGATGAAGTGTTATTCGCATATGATGATGGGATAAATATATGTATTCCGGCGGAAACAACCAAAGTGATTAATGATCTGGAAATGATGATGAAAATAGATAGTGCGGTAGCAGATCTCAAAATCATATACGAAGGTTATGTTCTCAGAAAAGATTTTAATGATATGGAAAGCAAGATCCAGAAGATCAATACAACGATCAAAGATATGGAGGCCAATGCGGTTACACAAAACGATTGCACCGATCAAGTTTCATGGAATTCACAGATTGTAAAAAAAGAGTTTTTGACAATCGGCAATATGGCATTTTTCCGAGCAACAGGTGGATTTTCTACGTCTAGAGGTTCAATAGTGCTGGCAACCATTCCACAGGGATATTTTCCAGAAACCACTAGAAATCAGTCGAGTTATGAACTGATGGGAGTGTTTACGAGTGCATATGATAAAGAACGAAGAAATTGTTATGTTACCCTTAACTGTCTATCAGGAAATGTAGATCTTCAGATTAATAATAACGAGGCATATTCAGATACAAGATCTGACGATAATGTACAGATGATCTTTTATGGATTCTGGAAGATGAATGCTGAAAGCCAAGGTGGGACAGGAGGTAGCATAAGTTACCGCGAGGACATTGAAAAACTGCGACAATCCATACAGGATTCGAAAAAAGAGATTGTAAGAAGCAGTAGAGAGATTGATTCGCTAAAGGAAGATATAGATAATATAATTTATAAAGGGTTAATTAATGGATTTAACAAAGACAACACTGTTAGTGGTTATTTGAGTAATAACGGAAATGTGAATAGCAATCCAGGATTTGTTACATCTGATTATTTTGATGTGCATGAAAACAAAACATATTATGCACTTCAGATGGTTGGTACAGTGAAATATGATACTGTAGCTTATATTTGTTTTTATGATTCATCGAAAGCATTTATTGCAGGTGGATATTTCAATGCATCGTCTTGTACTTCCCCTAATGGCTCGAAATACGCAAGAGTATCATTTCCAAGTGATGAAACTACCAAGGCTAGATGTATGTTCACAAACATTGAAACCCCAGATAAATATTATCCATTTGGATATGAATATTCTATAATTACAAAAGATGTATCAGAATTAAAAACTCGCAAATCTGAAAATAGACTTCATGGGAAAACAATGGCTATTCTAGGTGATAGCATGGCAAAGGGTCATACTTTAAATGAGAAGCAAACTTGGGCATATAAGATTGCTAACAGAAATGGCATGACATATCAAAAACTTGCAGTGAATGGAATGTTTATCACTACCGGGCATGGTGATGCTGACGCAAATTGTCTGCTTGAACAAGCAAAAAAAATCAATAACAATCCTGACATTATTGTTATTCACATGGGGACAAATGACAGAAATAACAATGTTGAATTGGGAACATGGACAAGTAAAAACACAGATACAACAAATTTGTTTGGTGCTTTGAGAGTTGCTTTCACATATTTAGCAGAGAATTTCCCTTTGGCTCAAGTAATGTTTATTACTCCTTATTATTATCAAGAGCAAACAGATTACATCGGTTCCATCGAAAAGGCTTGTATGTATGTTGGTTGTCATTGCAAAAACAATAAGCAGGGCGGAATTTGTGCATGGAATACTAATGTCAGAAACGCATTGTTTTTAGATTATGTTCACCTAAACGAAGTAGGACAGGAACGTGCATCCTATGAATATGAGGGATTTATGAGAACATTTATGTAATTAACTAAAGGGGGCTACAACAAACTGCCAAGATACTCGTATGATATCAGTAGGGGGAAGTCTTAATTATGAGAATGCCAATAATTATGATGGTTGAAGGCAAGAAAAGGACGTGATATAATCTTTTCATCAATTTAAAAGGAGACGGTATCTATGAACAATGAGGAAATAGAAAAAATTATTTATGCTGTTACAAAAGAACTTGAACACAATTATGATAAATACAAAATAGAGCATTTCGGATTGGCTGATAGAACGCTTATCGCATTTGCTACAATTCAAAGTAGCAGTAGAGTGGCGAGAAGTGAAGGGACTGATGAAGACCGTGACGTAATCTTATGTTATGATGAAGATGGGTGGTTTATATATGTTCTTACGGTTCAAGTTGGAGCGGGAATACAAAAAGTTATTAGTGCAAGTGATATTAAAATATCAAGAGATGAAGTATTAAAGAAATTTGAGCAATTAAATTTGCTCGAAAAAATGAATTTTATAAGTTGTGCATATAAAATTTTAAGTTTCTCAGAAAGTAGAACATACTTATATTAA